ATCGGTGCGGTTACGGTCAAGTCGGGCAAATGGGCAGACGACATCAATACGATGTCAAAAGTTTATAGCATTGGGACGAAAGAGCTTCAACAGTATTCGGCAGCGGCTGAGCTTGTCGATGTCGATGTCGAGACGATAGCAAAGTCACACGTCAAGCTCGAAAAAACAATGTATTCGGCTGCTAATGGCTCAGAAAAACAAGCCGAAGCATATAAAAAGCTCGGTGTCGAAGTTCAGAACGCAGACGGAACGATGAGATCGAGCGACGAGGTATTTAACGACGTAATCGCTGCACTCGGAAAAATGACAGACGAAACCGAGCGAGACGCGATTGCTCAACAGCTAATGGGTAAATCGGCAGCGCAACTCAATCCGCTAATTGAGGACGGAGGCGAAACATATAAGCAAGTTTCCGAGACACTTAGCAAATACGGCCTCGACTTCATAGATCAGGAGACGCTCGACCAGGCGAACGAGTTCAACGATTCGCTCGACACTATCAAAGCGGTCGGAATGGTCGCATTTCAGCAGCTAGGAACACAGCTCGCGGCATATCTTGCTCCGGCTATGGAGAAGGTCGTGGATCTCGTTGGACAAATTGCGGGATGGTTTGCGAACTTGTCTCCTGAGACTCAGGCATTAATCGCGGGCGTGGCCGGATTCGTTGCGGTCCTTGCTCCGCTTCTGATAGGGCTTGGAAAGATTTCATTCGCTATCAGCTCGATAATGTCGCTTATGTCGGTTATAGGCCCGGCAATAGGTGGAGTTATTGCGGCAGTCGGCCCGATTGCATTGGTGATCGCGGGAGTCGTTGCTGCCGGTATCGCACTTTATAAGAACTGGGACCTCGTCAAAGCGAAGGCGACAGCGTTAGCTAATAGCGTGGTCGCGGCGTTTAACGGATTGAAGGCAAGAGTCGCGGCGATATTCAACGCGGTTAAGACAGCAATCACAAAACCGATACAAACGGCGGTCAATCTTGTTCGTTCGGGTATCAATAAAATCAAATCAATTATAAACGGCGCGAAGCTAAAGCTCCCGAAAATAAAACTTCCGCATTTTACCATAAGTGGAAAGTTCTCGCTTAATCCTCCGAGTATTCCGAAGGTCGGCGTCAAATGGTACGCAACCGGTGGTATTTTTGACAGTCCAACAATCGCCGGTATCGGTGAAGCGGGTCCTGAGGCGGTCGTTCCTCTTGATACGCTATGGAACAAGCTCGACCGGATCGCGGACGCATCGACCGGGGACAACGTGACAATTAATGTCTATGCTTCTCCGGGAATAGATGTCAAAGAGTTAGCGGCAGCCGTTGAACAGAGAATCGTTGCATTACAGAAACAAAGGAGGGCCGCGTGGGGTTATTAAATACTATTACGTTTGACGGGAAGGCTCTCGCTGACTTCGGGGTATTCCTCGGAGGGGACGGAGCCTTCAATTCGCCGGCTCGCGTCGGTGAAATGGTACATATACCGGGGCGAAACGGATCGCTCTGGATGGACGAAAACTGTTTTGAGAATATCGAGGTCAAATATCCGGCGTTTATCGGAACACCAGAAGAGACTGACTTCGCTTCGAGACTTATGGAGGCCCGCTCGTGGCTTGCATCGCGAGAAGGGTATTGCAGACTCGAGGACACATATCACACAGACGAATATCGGCTCGCGGTATTTAAGGCAGCGGTCGAAACTGATCCCGTTCATTATACGAGGGCGGGCAATTTCGACATCACGTTCGACGCAAAGCCTCAGCGGTATCTGAAAATCGGAGATTCGCCTCAAGCGTTTTATTCTAATGGATACATAAATAATCCGACTTTATTCGAGTCTCTTCCGATTATAGCCGTAACGGGAAACGGCCGTGTCAACGTGGCAAATCACTTATTTACGGTTTCGGATACAACGCAGACAATATACATTGACTCGGAGCTTATGGAGGCATTTATTCCGGGCCACGATTTGGAATATCTGACCGAAGAAAACAGTCTGGTCATAAGGGACGAGTTATGGTTGCCTATCGAAATTCATAGAGGAAACCGTGATGCGATAAATATGAACTCACACGTTGAGTTCGCTGATTACGAGTTTCCTCGGATCGGTCCGGGAGAGCAGCCGGTAGCTTTCGATTCGGGTATTGAGTCGGTCGTAATTTATCCGAGGTGGTGGCGTTTATGAAACCGATATTATACGCACACGAAGAAACCTCATTCACTTCGGCGGGGCTTGCGATCTTGTCCGACTGTATTTCGTTTACTGTCGAGGAAGAACTAAACGGGACCTTTGAAGCTGAATTTCAATATCCGATAACCGGCAGACATTACGATCTCATTCAGGAGGGGCTGATTGTCGGAGCTACACACGATGACAGCGGGGTCCTTCAACCATTTGAAATATACAAACGGAGCGCACCGATTGACGGAAAGGTCACGTTCCATGCTCACCATATTTCTTACAGATTGAGCAAAGAGGTCGTTATGCCGTTTACAGCGACATCATTAACCGGAGCACTAACGAGCATAGCCTCGAACATTGTCGGCGGAACAGAGTTCACGTTCTCGACAGATATGGCGGCGGCGGGTGAACTGAAAATCGAAATACCGTCAGCGGTTCGGGCTGTTTTGGGCGGCGAAGAAAACACGCTTCTTCAAGTGTACGGAGGCGAGTTTGAGTTTGATAAGTTTAATGTCATACTTCACAGTCAGCGAGGAACGGCCACGGATGTCGAGATCAGGTACGGCAAGAACTTGTCGGATCTGACTCAGGAAATAGACGAGAGCGAAACATATAACGCAATTGTCCCATTCTGGAAAGACTCAGGCGGGTCGACATTAGTCGCGCTTCCTGAGGTATATATCGCGCACGATCCCGACGCAGAGCTGACGATAATGCCGCTTGACTTGACAGATCAGTTTAACTCGCGTCCGACAGTCGCTCAACTCAGAAGCAAAGCAGAAGAGCGATTTGAAGCGGGCAAGCCGTGGACTCCGAGCGAAAGCATCGAGGTCGACTTCGTGGCATTATGGCAGACAGACGAGTACGAGCAATATGCGGAACTTCAACGCGTTCATTTAGGTGATAGTGTTAGCGTTTACTATCCGGCTCTCGGAGTAATCGCAAACGCACAGCGTGTAGTCAAGACCGTTTACAATACGCTTCTCGACAGATATGACGAAATCACTCTGAACGAGCTCAAAGAAACACTTGCAGATATGCAAGACCAGTCAATCGCGCAAGGGATGAACACAGCAATCAGCGACGCGGTAAAACTGACAATCGACTCAATCAAGACGAGCAAAAGCGGAAACGTAACGACGGACGCGAACGGGGTGGCAAATATTAATTCGCTTGTTGGTGGTAATCCGGTCGATGGAATCGTCTCAGGCCGTGAGGCTTATATAACAATCGGGAACGCTTCAGGCGGCTCTCGATATGCAAGATTTACTAATGCGGATGGGACGCCGATTGCGGGAACATCCTTAAACGTAACTATTTATAGCATATTATAGGAGGAAGGAATGGAAATTCACGAACTCAATACTTTCAGCGGTACGCCGGGAGCGAGCGATTACCTCGCCACAGATAACGGAACCGACACATCAAAAATCTCTGTTTCCGCTATTACTGATCCGCTAAACGAAAGAATCGACAATATTATTGCCGGGCCATCCTCATCGGCTCAGGAAGTAATCGACGCTCGACTCGGGGCTAACGGCATTACTTACGGATCATTAGGAGAAGCTATAAGAGGCCAGTATAATTATTTAGAAGAGGACTTCAATGGCAAAAGCATCTCTCTTGTATGGATTGACGGAAAGTTCCCGAATTTCAATACAGGCGGCATTTGGGACGGTCCTGATTACAAATACGCGAAAGAGGTCCCGGTCTTGCCAAATGGGACATACGAATATACAGGAATGACTACTGGCATTTGCGGGATTTGTTTCCTTGATGAAAACAAGTCATTTATAAGGGGTACAAACGAGCTCACATTCACTACACCTAGCAACGCACGTTATATAAATATAGGCACTAAAAAAGTCAGCGGTTTAAATCCCACGCTTACATTAAGAGGCAAAATCACGGAAAAAATAATCGCAGACTCTTCAATGAGTACAGACAAATATACTGAGCAAAGCTTCGAGGCCCTTCCGGGAGTCATTACAGTAAACGGAGCAGTTCACCCCGACCAAATAGGCGTTCGTGCTTATTTTGATTGCGAGCCGAATCAAGAGTTTAAGGTCAATGGGTATTATTACGATCCGGCTTATCCTCTTGTAATTTTCTATAATGCAGAAGGATGGCAAACACAGTACAGCCCGGAGGCGATAGGTTATTACGAAGATGTAATCGTTACCTCTCCATATAACGCCGTTAGAATGGTTGTTCAGGCGAGAAATGCTGAAGAATTAAAGTGTGCTGTTAAAGTAACGGACATAAAAGAAAGCATCGCTAATTTATATCAAGAAATAGAAGAGACAAACTCGAAGGTTTCAGAAGCAAGACCTTTTTCAGGCAAGAAAATCGTCTGGCTTGGAATGTCGATCCCCGCAAATGGGCTTTTTGGTGACGAGCATCCTCAGGCATATCCGCAGCAGATCGGGGCGCTTCTT